AAGACCGTAACGTCTACTTACCCACAGGTCATATTCACCAATATGACCTATCCAAACATTGATATGGTCATCTATCCAGTCCCTTTAAGACTGTTAGAATGGCATTTCATTTCAGTAGAAAAGCTGTCGCAGCCTGCTAATCTAGCAACGGCGATCCTTTTCCCGCCTGGGTATCTACGGGCGTTCCGCTACAATCTGGCTTGTGAGCTGGCCCCTGAGTTTGGCGTTGAGCCGTCACCTACGGTCAGCCGGATCGCTATGTATAGCAAGCGCAATCTTAAGCGCATCAATAACCCTGACGACATCATGGCTCTGCCTTACAGCATCGTCGGCACACGTCAGCGCTATAACATCTATGCGGGCAACTACTGATGGTCGCAACGCCTATCCTTGGCTCTAGTTATGTCACCCGCAGTCCAAATGCGGCTGACAATAGAATGATTAATCTTTTTCCTGAAGTTGTGCCTGAAGGCGGTAAGCAACCCGCTTGGCTTCAACGCGCGCCAGGACTGCGTTTTATAGCCAGCATTGGTCTTGGCCCTATTCGCGGTCTTTGGACATTTTATAGCGATGAAGTTGGGTCTACAACAGGATCTAAAGTAAATTACGCTTATGTTGTCTCAGGCGAGACTTTATATAGGCTTGACTCTGAATGGGTGTCTACTGCGATTGGAACCGTTGTCGGATCGACGCAAGTTAATATGACGGATAACGGGCGGCAGATGTTTATAGCCGACGGCGATAATGGCTATATTTACAATAGCACGTATAACAGAACCGCGTTTAATACAACAAACACGAGCACTACTGTATCGGGCGGCGATACAACGTATGTTTACCCAGGTCAGCCTGTGTCGGGCACAGGTATTCCGTCAGGGGCTACGGTTGCTAGTGTTACAAACGCCACAACATTTGTCTTATCCGCCGCCGCGACTGCGACCAATACTGGCGTTACGCTGACATTTTCTCCTTTCCTTACAACATTAACAACGCCATTTGCTGGCGCTGTTGGCTGCGGTTTTCTTGATGGATGGTTTGTTTTTAATCAGCCCGACAGTCAAATCTTTTGGGTTTTGGATTCAACAAGCACAACACTTGACCCCTTGTATTTTGCCAGCGCGGAAGGCTCGCCGGATAACCTTGTTACGTTAATTGTTGACCATCGTGAAATTTGGTTGTTTGGCACTAACTCTGTCGAAGTCTGGTATGACGCCGGACTGCCTGACTTTCCTATGGCGCGTATCCAAGGCGCATTTAACGAAATCGGTTGTCTTGCAGCTTACTCTGTCGCCAAGCTTGATAACGGTCTGTTCTGGCTTGGCACCGATCAACGCGGTAATGGTATCGTCTACCGCTCAAAAGGTTATTCAGGCGAGCGTGTATCGACTCATGCTGTTGAATGGCAGATCCAGCAATACAGCAATTTATCAGACGCTGTTGGATACACCTATCAACAGGACGGCCACAGCTTCTATGTTTTAAACTTTCCGACCGCTGACACGACATGGGTCTATGATGTGGCGACGGGCGCGTGGCATGAGCGCGCGGGTTGGGAGAATGACGCTTTTACGCGCACTCGCGGTAATTGCCAGTTGAATTTTAACAATGAGATTCTTATCGGCGATTATCGGGCAGGCGAACTCTATGCTTACGACCCAACTGTTTATTCAGAAGCTGGCACAACACAAAAATGGCTGCGCTCATGGCGTGCGTTGCCTACGGGTCAGAACGATCTGAACCGCTCGACGCAGCATAGTCTACAGCTTGATTGTCAGGCAGGCGTCGGTCTTCCAGGCTATAGCCAAGAGGAAGTCAATGATATTATTTATATTTATGATCGCGCACATGATTTTATTCTTGACCGCGCTGGATCTCCCTTATTAATCCGTGACTACGCTGATTACACCGTTACAGTCGGCGCAGACCCACAGGTTATGTTGCGCTGGTCTGATGACGGCGGCCACACATGGTCGAATGAACACTGGAAGTCGATGGGTCAAATAGGCCAGACAGGCTACCGCACGATTTGGCGGCGGCTCGGCATGACGCTCAAACTCCGCGATAGGGTGTATGAGATCTCCGGCACGGATCCTGTGCAGATAGCGATCATGGGCGCTGAGTTGCACGCGAGTCCGACCAATGCCTAATCTGGTCGATAATAACACACAGATCCCCGCAGCTCGCGTCAAGATGAATGACGACAATACGGGTTTCGTTAACCGTCCATGGTATCGGTGGTTTTTTAATACTTACCAAGCTCTTGAAGCTGGGCGACGATACGGGTCGTTTTATAGCACAACGGTGTTTACACCTGCGGCGACCAACACGGCGTATGCGCTAACATTTAATAATACATATAAACGCGCTGATGGGTCAGACTTAACATACGGCGTCTACATCGGCACACCCGCCTCGCGTATTTATGTAGATAATACAGCTACTTATAATTTTCAGTTTTCAGCGCAATTAAAAAATATATCTGGATCGGGGCATAGTATTTTTATTTGGCCTCGCGTTAACGGCGTCAACGTGGATGATTCCGCAACACAAGTAACTCTAGGCGGCGGTTCAAACGCTGCGGCTGTTGCCGCGTGGAATTTTGTGCTAAACCTCCAGACGGGTGATTATTTTGAGCTTATCTATTCAGTGGATAGCACAAACGTCACGATTCCATATGTGGCTGCGTCTAGTCCAGTTCCCGCTATTCCTTCGGTCATCCTGACCGTAACAAGTTGTGTAGGTGTCTAAATGGCCGTTATAACCCCCACAGCCAAAGCTCAGTTTATTGACGCGGCTGGCGTTCCTCTTGCTGGCGGTTTTGTCTATACTTACGCGGCGGGCACGACCACGCCGCAAACGACATATACGGACTCGACCGGCGCTACGGCCAATAGTAATCCGATTGTTTTAGACGCGCGCGGCGAGGCAAGTATCTGGCTTGGCTCGGCAACTTATAAATTTAAGTTGACTGACTCTAACGGCACAGAGATTTGGACAGTTGATAACATCTCGGCTCCGACATCGGGGCTTTCGCCAGTTCTATCCGGCAACGTCACTATTGACTCAGATACCTCTGGCACGGCGTTAACAATTACACAAACCGGCACAGGTTTGGCGTTAAAGATTGAAGATCAAAATTCTGACCCGACGCCGTTTGTCGTAGATTCTACAGGCCGCGTAGGCATTGGAACACTTAGCCCTTCGACTTCACTAGATGTTAACGATGGCACAATTCAGATATCATCTAGCGGCACGTCTCGCACAACGCTATCCGCTGATGCGTCTAATTCTACGCTTACATCAGTAGGCGCGCGCGGTCTTATCTTAGCCGCTAATAGTGCTAATCTAATCTATGGCACTAGCTCCGGGTATGTGGGCATTAAAAACGCCAGTCCTACGGTTGAATTAGATGTCACGGGCGCGTTTAAAACATCTGGCGCTATTACTGGCGGCACGTCGATAATATCGGGCACAACCTTAGCATCGGGCACGACTTTGACGGCTGGATCGTCGTTGAACGTAACCACATCAGCTACTATTGGCACGACGTTAAGTGTTGATACTGTTCAAGAAAAAACCGCTTCGGCAGGTGTGTCTGTAAATAATACGTTGAAAGTAGATACGATCAGCGGGAAGACGACAGCGACAACACTTACAATAGCGGGCGTTTCTATTGCTAGTAGTCAGGTTGCTCCGGCTAACCGTGTAATTACAGCGGCTACAGCGCAAGCTACTACTAGCGGCACAAGCAAAGACTTTACGTCTATTCCGTCTTGGGTAAAGCGTATTACTGTTTTATTTCAAGGTGTAAGCACGAACGGTAGCGCTTATATAAGAGTTCAGATAGGAACTGGCGGCTCTCCAACTACATCCGGCTATACATCAATTTCGGCGCTTGTATATGGCGCTCCTGGTTCGATAGCAACTACTGGCGGGTTTGACTGGTATAGTAATAGCGCGAGCTATACGTTAAACGGCGCAATGACAATTCATAACATAACGGGAAATAGCTGGGTCGCTTCAGGAGTTGGCGGCGTAAGTAGTTTACAAGCCGGTATAACTCTAGGTGGCAGCGTATCCCTTGGCGGCGTTCTTAATATAGTCCGCGTAACTACTGATAACGGAACCGACGCTTTTGACACAGGAACCGTTAATATTTTTTATGAGTAAGATAATAGACGACCGCGCTGTAGCCTTAAAGATAGGCTATGCCGCGACTGATTGGGAAGACTATATAAGTTACGAGGACTACGAGGCTATTGCGGCAGATTGGGATTTGAAGTTGATATTAAGAGATAACACGCCGATAGGAG